GTAGCACCTGTTGAAATGACTGTTGTTGTGCCAGGAGTAACCGCACCGATTGTTGGCTGACCTGCGCCAGTAATCCAGAAAACATTTATTTCTGTTCCAACGGCAAAGTTGAATGTGGCGTCTGTCGGGATATTAAACTGCTGAGTTGCAGCATTGTTCATTGAGAATGTGTTGCCTTCATCGCCGCTTGCGAAGGTGTAAGAGGCGGTTTGTGCGGTGTAAGTAGATGCGATTTTTGGTGTGTTGATTACGGGTGAAGTTAAAGTTTTATTCGTCAAAGTGTCTGTTGTTGCTTTACCCACGAGAGTATCAGTAGCATCTGGAAGCGTAAGTGTTTTAGCGGTTGTAAAAGCGGATGTTAGTGTTCCAGTAATACCAGTAGTGCCAGTTACATCTATGTTTAATTTTTTAGTTCCGTCGGTTGCGTCAATAAAAAAAGTAGTGCTATCCGATAAAGATTTGTTAGTTAAAGTAACTGCGTTTGTAAGCGTAACACTTCCCTGAAATGGAGACGTAGCGAGCGTTCCATAGTTAGTAATGTTGGCAGTCAAAATAGAAGTTACGCTTGTGCCTACTGCGATCTGACCTAATGCCAAAGAGTTAGCAGGTGTAGCAGGAACGGTTGGAGAAGCGGCAGGTGTTCCAGCAATTACCTGAAATGCGACCGTATTAAGTGTTCCTGTGTAATAAGCGTCTGAAATAGTTACAACGATTAAGTCAATACGAGGATTTGAGCCGCTAGCGGTAGAAATTGTAAGGTTAGTAGAAGCATCGTTGTACGCCATATAAGTACCCATATTTGATTGGGTAGTACCTACAATCGCACAGTAACCTGACGACACATTCACGGACATATTTCCGCCACCATTTTGTGTAATCTGTAAGTCGGTAGAGTTTACGAGTCCTGTTGTTTTCCATATTGCCTGAGTGGTTAGGCGATCATTTTCCGCAGGGTGAGATCCATTTTGTAGCCAACTTGGAGGTGTTCTTAATGCCATCGTATCCCCTTAGATATAACTGTTGTACCAAGTAATTGTTGCGGAAGTTGTACCCGCTAGTGTACCTGTTCCCGCTAGGTAAAACTGATTTGCTCCTGGTTGAGCATAGAACCAATTTGACCCGCCCGCAACTAAATTTCGAGCAGATGCTCCATTAAGAGTTACGAGCCTTTGTCCTAGATCAACAATGATCGTATCGGTATTAGCGTAAGTTCCTTGAATTGTAATGTAGTTACCTTGCGTTGAGTTTCCTACAATGGCATTGGTGATCGGTCCAGTAATCGTAATAATTGGGTAAGTATTAGCCCATCCTGTATTAGTGATTGTTGTTCCAGCCGCTCCACCGCCGAAGGTTAATGGGTAGGTGCGATTGTAAAGACGACCAAGATAGTTAGTGCCAACTAAAGAAGCGGATTGCTGAGTGTTATCGTAAAAACGAGGATCGGGGCAATAGAAAATCCATTGGCTTGTGATATAACCATAGGTAAAATCGGGAGTGATTACAGTCTTTGAATCTCTCACGCGAGCGTTAAAGAATTGAAGTCCACTAGCCGCAGATAGTTGAAACTGAAGTTGGTTGGTATTAGAGAAGGTCGTATATCCCTGAGTCGGCAGTAGGTTTTGTTTCAGTAAGTTGTAATTAGCCTGTGCGCTCATAGTTACATTTGACGATCCGCCTGAAGTATAGGTATCAGTAATCGCGACAGGAATAGTGAACTGAGTGTTATTCAGGACTGTAAGAGTTTGAGCGTTTCTATTAAATCCAGCGCCAGCCGTTCCCGTAGGGTTTCCCGTAGAAAGTATGCCAGTAACGGTTACGATCTGCCCAGTATTAAATCCGTGGTAAGCCGAGGTCGTATAGGTAATAGCGGCGGCTCCCGCAGTAGCGGCGGTAATAGTAGCGGTTGTATTATTAGAAAGAGTAAGAATAGTCAGAGTAACCGTTCTGCCACTTAGGAAATCTCGACCCGAAAACATTCCGTCGTTGAATCCTTGAGTATCATCCTGATTACGGATAACTGGCAAGCCTTCAATTCCGTCTGCGTTAGTAATTTGATGCGGCGAGTTAGCCCCACCGAAAGCGAAACCGTTCCAAGCAAAACCGTAATAATTAAGTGAGGTTAAAGTTGCCATTATCCAGCCTTACTTGCTACGCCTAAAGATCGAGCGGAAGTTATTCCTTGAGTTTGACCTAAGATTACGGCATTAAGAGTTGCCGTTGCTATTTCCGCAGGGCTAGTCGTAACTCCATTATTGTTATTGTTAATAGTAATTGAACCGAACTCATTACCGCCGACTACGGTAGGAGTAGTAACAGGGATTATTGTCGGAGTAACTTTTTTGGCTGGAACTGTATACCCACCGCCAGCGCCACCGCCAGCACCGCCCGCACCTAACGCGGCTAACTGTGCTTGAACGGCGAGAATTTTAGCCATTAAAGCATCTAACTCTTTCATTGTTGATTCTGATATTGACTTAACAGATTTATTAAAAGCATCTTGAGCGGAAAGTAGAGAAGCATCTAAGGTGTCCTGAGCCTTTTTAAGAGCAAGATCACGCGCTTCGGTAGCCGACTGTATAGCCTTATCTAAGGTTGTTTTAGCCTTAACCATAGCGGCATCGAATTTATCGTTTTCATCACCTAGCGCTTGTTGTAAAGCGGCAGAATTTTTCTTTAGATCAAAATCAAGTTGTGCGCCTACATCTGCGAATTGCTCTGCTAGTTTTTGATTAGCGAAATGAACTCCATCATTCATTTTAGTAGCGAGATCAGTAACCCCACTTTGAGAAACCGAGTTAATTTGATCGTAAAGGGTTTTAATGGCGCTTTGAGTTTCAGGGGTTGAATCTAATACAGACTTAGCGAGCGCATCTCCAGCCTTCGGACCTTGCGAAATTACTTCGTCAATAAAGGATTGGTTATAGCCTTGAGCAGAAAGTAATCCGACATCTTTTTGTAACTGTAAAACATCATCGAGTTGTGATTTAAGTTGATCCTTCAAACCAGCCGCACTTGATCCGCCAGTTGTAAAGAGGTTGCCTAGATCTATCTTTGTTGAGGTTTCGAAGGCGCTAGTCATCAAAGCGATTGACTGATTAAGGATTGCCCCTCTTTGATCGTTAGCCTTTTGAGTTAATGCCGTAGCGTTATCAGCATATTTTTGTTGAATACTTAATAGGTTATCGGTATGAGATTGTTGAGCCGCTTCAGTCGCAGAGTTATAGGCATCTTGAGCCGCAGTAGTTTTGTCTTGAAAAGTAGTGTTGATATTCTCAACATCATTATCGTACTTAGTACGAGCCGCTAATCTTTTATCGTCTAAAGTTTTTTGAGCGTCATCCATTTTGGTTTGACGATCTACTAAAACGGTATTAACTTTATCCTGAAGCGTTACCAATTCATCGTCGTACTTTTTAATTTTTGCGTTACGAGCGGCTAAAGCCTTCTCTGCTTTCGCGGCGGCTTTATCTACATTTCCAGCGGCACCTAATCCGCCATCGATCCCAGTATCTCCACCCGTAGAAGTACCACCTGAAGTTTTAAGCGCACTTCCAAGCGTAGGCATAGCAATCTTTTTGTTTGCGAGGCTATCTAAAGTTCCCGAAAATTTCCCGACAGAAAGAGCCGCATCATCAACTTGTTTGCCGATAGCCTTAAACGGTCCACCAATTACAGGAATCTTTGCGACTATATCTACCACCTTGGCGATAGCCCCTAAAAGATAACCGAAAGCCTTAACGATAACTTCTACGACCGCTACGACGATTTTTCTTAAACCTTCGTGAGTGTTCCATATATTTATTAACTGCTTTACCCACATTAAGAGGACATTTTCAATGAGGAATGTAATAACAGGAATAATGACCTTTGAGATTATCTCCATTAACTTCGTCAGGATAGGCATTACGACCGCCCCGACCTTTACTGCCACATCATCGAACTTTGCTTTTAAGATTTCCATTTGACCAGCGAATGTTTTTGTATAACCTATTGCTTGCCCACCGATTTTGCCGTTAAGTTCATCCATCGCCTTAGCGATAGCCTGATTCTTTGGAAGAGTTGTATCGAGAGTGATTCCGAATTCTTTAAACGCCTTAGCATTACCCATCGTTCCCTTAACGAGAGTTGCGGAAGCCTCTGCCAATGATTCGTGCTTGTAACGGGCTAGATCAGCCGCCATCGACATCATATTTGTTGCTTTTTCAGTAGATCCAGTAGCGGTTACTAACTTAGTTAAAGCCTTTTCAGAGTCGGCCACCGAGAAACCTAGCGCACCCATTTTTTCGGAAGATTTCATTACCTCTTCACGATTAGCCGCAGTATTTTGTTTAGCGTTATTCATCGCGGTTGCGAGTTGTCCCGTAGCGACCTGAGTATCTTCAATAGCCTTGACCGCATCGTGTAGCCCAGTAGCGAGGATTTCGGCACCCTTAGCCATTAGATTGCCAGCGAATACGCCCAGCATTGTAGTTTTAAGCGCACTAAATTTAGACTCTTGAGCCTTAGCCCCATCGCCGATTTTATTCAGACCTGCGGTTGCTTCTGTTACTGCGGCGGTTAGGTTAGAAAGTTGAACAAGTATTTCAACATTTAATGGTGGGACATCACCTGCCATCGGTTATCCCCCCATCGCTCTGCGAACTTCATCACGAATAAACGCTGAAGCGCGACCTGATTGAACTAAGTAATCCCGCGCAGGGATCATATAAGGGAATTTTACCCCACCTGACCAATTACTGGAGCCGAGTTCAACTACGCGAGCATAGTCAGCACCCGAAGTTGCGCTAGCGGTATAACTTCCAAAACCCACACGACGAACAGGCGCACCTATGATATTTCTAAAGAGATTACCAGTAGCGTAGTTTGGACCTTCACCTGATCTCGGCCCAATATGCGGATTGTGTCGAAGTCTATTATTGCTTTGAGTCGGAGGATTTTTAACTTCACTAGCATTTTTCTGAGCCTGAGCGACAAGACTTCTAGTGATTAGTTGAGTAGCACGATAACCTGCTTGATCCATTCGCTTTTGCCAAGCATTTAGCGCATCGAAAACTTCATCTCGGTTATCGCTCATTTATTCTTCTCCATCTGCTCGATCTTCACTTCTTCGACGGCATCGGCTATGGCAAGTAACCAATCGGATCGTCCTGCTGGTAGATCATCCACCTGATCAGGTGTCCAGCCAAAACGATCTGCGAATCGGTAGTAATACCATTCGACATCGGGATAATCGAGATCAGTAGAGCGTTGAAACCCTCTTAATAGATCCTTTAGGCGTTCGAGTCGTCTAAAGGGCTATCAGCGTTGAGTTTGTTCTCATCTGTATCGTTTAGGTCAGGGAATAGATCTTTAGTTAGTTGGTCGGTTTGCTTCATTAACTCGACATAATCTTTAATAGGTAATTCTTCGATTGAATCTTCTTTGACCGAAGGGATCATAAGGTCGTAAGACCATTCTTCGATAATGGTAGCCAATAGAGCATTACCGATAGCGATTCCTTTTTCGGCTGGACTGTCGCTATCTCCAGCGCGCATAATGCGGTTACGATCTCTTACCTTCAATTCTGCGGCATCTTTAATTGAAACTGTTGCGCCCGAAGGTAGTGTTATTTTTTTAGTCATATTGCCCCCTTGTTGGTTTGCCTTCTAGTTATCTTATCAAATCTAGGCAATAGGGGTGCGGGAGCGGCGAAGGCGAGCCACTCAACCTGCCACCCCTATTGCGTTCTAGGTTAAGCGACCGAAGTAGTTACGGCGTTCTTGACGACCCACTTAATAGGTGAGTATCCAGCGACTCCAGCATCGGTCAAGTTTCCTTGAGCGTTGAAATCGACAATAACTTCTACGAAATCCTTTGAGCGTTCAATAACTGCGAGCGTGTAAGCGCCCTTAGTCATTGTTGCTTGGATCTGAGTTTGAGTTGCGCCTGTTCCTTGAGTCCAGTTAAAGACTAGAGCAGGTTGAGTGTTAGTTAGGTAGTTAGTAAGTTGTGTGTCGTTTTCCATAAGGAAAGTTGCTTTGCCAGTAACTTCTAACGCTCCAACGAATACTGAATATGGAGTTTGAACATTTGAGATGCCGTAGATAGGAGTAACAGGGCGTTTCATATCTAGATTTCCAGTTGTAGAGTTGGAAATAGTAGATCCTGCCACGCTTACTGTTCCAGTCCATACTGCGGTTGGCAATACGGTTGTGAATGAAGGTGTAGGAGTAGAAGCGGTGGCTGATTGCCATCCAGTTGATTTAGCATCATATTCGAGCAGTCCGTCAGCGTTCCACTTCAAAGAGAAGTCGTGGAATTGATGACCAGTCCAAGTACGAACTGCCGCACCGTAGAAATCTAGGATTGTATAGGCGGCAGGTTGAGCATCTGCGGCGGCGGTTGCTGAATTTTTCAAAGCGAGAGTATGAACATAAGGCGCAGATCCCGATACGACATCTTCTCCAAGCACTCCAGCGAGAGGATAAAGAATTGTGTCTGCGAATACTGCTCCACCAAAATCGAATGTTGAGTGAACACGACCCTGAATGTAGTTGTAATTCTTTACTAAAGATCCACGGAGACCTTCATCGTAAAGAGGTGTGTAGATGTCTTGAGGCTTTACTGTGTTCGCAATAACAGGGATATAAGCGGTCGGGGTTGCGATTGCGGTTCCCTTAGTGGTTTCTTTAGCGATACCTATATACGAACGGTGGGTATTTTGTACTGACACTTATTCACGCTCCTTGCGTAGAGTCAGACGGGGCTGACGGTGTTGGTGTTGTTTTCTTTACTGCTGAAGCGAGAGTTACATCGGCTGAAATTACTTCATCCTTGGACTCAAAAGTGTCGCCTGATTTTAGAGTTAGTCCTAGAGTTGGAAACTCGCGAACTTCATCCCCATCGTATAGATAAGTGGCCATCGTTCTCCCTATGCCTGAATCATTTGTGTAACATCGAATCGAATTTCTGCGAAGGTTTCAGTCGCTCCATTATCTGAAGTGATTGGTTCCCCATACATACAATCGATTATTGGTTCCGCTCCTTGCCATACATTTACTTGAGTGGTATCACCGAAGTTATGACTGGCTCGAAGAGTATTCTTTATGTTGTCTATAAGTGTATCAAAATCTGCCATCGCATCTTCGGCATTATTTTGTAACGAGTGATGAAAGATCTGTAAGATAACTTGAAAATCTACACGCTTCCAGCCATTAGTTGCCCCACCAATAGCCAATCGAGTTTCGCGTTCGCTTTGAATAAAGATTACGGCGGCGGCACGACTCATCTGACCAGCCGTAGCATTTACTTGATAATTTATACGCTTAGGAAACGAAGTAAAGACTTGATTAAGCGTGGCAATACTCGCACCCGTAAGGTAAGAGTAAAGAGTAGATCTAAGTTGGGAACGACCGACTGCCATTTAGCGCATCCGTCGGAAAGGCGCGAGCAATTCTTTAGCGAGAGCCATATCGGAGCCGATAATATCTTGAACACTTGGCCCACTAGTCGCACGAGTAGTAACCGCCATCGTGAGGGAGTTATCTCCACGCACCTTTAGAAAGTCAGTAGTGACCAAAATAGCGGCTTGCTTAACCGCTTGAGGCATATTTCCCACCGCTACGCCCGAAGCGTGAGCATATTTAAGCGGGGTAGTAATGTTAATAGTAGTAGATCCATAAGTGTAACTAGGAGAAATAGTTACTTGCTCGGTATATTGCCCATCATAAATTGTTACGACCGTTCCAGCCGTTAAGCCAATAGGGTCGATCATGGTAAAAGAAGTAGCCGCGGCAGTAGCAGTCTGAATGTTTCCATTACAGTATCCAGCGCAATAGTTAAACGAGGCGTAAATTTTAGATCTACTTGAAGGCGGAAAGCCGAAAGATAGCGGACCTTGTGAGGAATAAGTCAGCCCTACTTGACTTATTGGGAATACGATTTGAGATTTTTCGAACCAGCACGATTGAAGAGCAGTAGCACCTACGACGGTTAGGTTAGTCGGGGTTGGTCCATAGGAAAGGGAGTTAATAGCCACGACATTGTTGTAGTCGGGGGAAATAACCATATAGCCCTCTTGGGTCATACGAGTTCGAGATTGCTCGGTAAAGTTTTGAGCGATCAAAGGTTGGTTTACATAGATATCGATCCAAGACGAAGCCCGTTGAATAACGGCGGCTAATTCAGCATCCTGTTGAGCGGCAGATCCCCCCACGACTAGGTTGTTATAGTCAATCGCAGTCGGAGCGTTCTTATACTCGGCTATGGTCAAGTAAGTGCCTGACTGAAACTGAGTTATTGGGGATACTGCTGCCATTTTTTAATCTCCGTCTGTTTTAGGGTCTGACGATTCGTGTCCACAACGACCACACTTTTTGAACCACGATCCGAAACCACAATTAAAGCAATTATACCCGCGTTCGCCATCTCCAGTTGTGTGTAACGCTAAGTTGCCTTCTGTAAAACCTTCAGCCTTTAATGCGGCGACATCTTTAGGATTTTCTACTCGATACAGTCCATCACGACCAGCCTTCAAAACTTTGCTACCCGATTGACGAGTAATCTCAACCTCTTTAGCGAATCCATCTCTCGGAACTAAACGACCCATTTATTTGCCTCTCTTATTTATGAAACAGGGGAAGAGCCCGAAGACTCTCCCCCCATTTTATTGCTTATTACTAAGCGGCTACGATGCCTGAAACGATACCGTTCCACGCTGGTGCTGAGCAGAAGAATGTTCCACGGAAGTATGTAGAAAATTCGTACGCAAATTGCGTTACTGGCCATTGGATACCCATATAGTCTTGAACTAAATAGTTTGACCATACATCGGAAACCTCTGTGTCAGGAATTGGAAGTGTGTAAGACATTACTGGAGCAACGCCCTGTGGCAACCACGGATGAACTGTGATTGCTAGAGATTTACCAGTTGTTTCATTTACGATTCCATTAACGACTGAGCCATAAGTTACGCCAGTTGTTTCGTCCTGTGAAATGTTTAGACGGTAGTTTGCGTTAGCAGATCCCTTAATTGCATCAGAGAGTTGCTTACGATCTGAACCGTTCATAAGAATTTCGTCAGGATCTGCCTTTACTGAGTTGTAAAGGTTAGCAAATACAGTTTGGAATTCTGTTCCGGCATTTGTATTTGAGAATGTTGAGTTGATGTTGTTGTTATATCCAGTATTAGCACCGAGAAGTGTTGGAAGGATTCCATCATATCCAGTTGCGTATGCTGAGGTATCAGATGAAGCGCGAGAAGCGAGGATTGAAGACGCAGTTGAATACACGATTGTATCTCCAGCGGAAGCGGATCCAGCACCTACGATGTAACCTGTAAGGCTCTTGAAAGTACCTTGATACTTAGCGTTAGCCGCACCTGTGGTTGTGCCAATGTAAACATTGTAACCAAGTGCTCCAGCGACAGGAGAAGAAACTACGATCTTGATAACTTGTGATGAAGTTGTTTGTGATGAAACTGTTGTTAGAACAGACTCACCAAAACCTGTTGATGAAATACCAGCATCGGCAGTTACGTAGACGTAATAAGTTGAATCAGCGAGAGCGACCTGACCAGTAGCGGCAGATGGCTTTGTGATAGTAACTGATGGGGCGGCGACGGCGCCAGCATAACCTGTTGCGGTTCCGCGACCCATAAGCATCATTCTTTCTTCCATCAACATTGTTGCGTAAAGTGTTGAAGTTGAAGATAGTTGACGAAGATCTTGGTATCCAAGACCAGAGAAGTTAGCGTCGAATGAAACGCTATCTGATAGTGAGTAAGAGTTGTAAGGCAGGATGATGTCATCTGCGGTGTACGAAATCTTTGAACCACGCTCGAAGTTGATTGAACCAAAAGCAGTAGTTGTTGATTCTGTGATGCCCGGCCAGATTTGACCTTGACCACCTGTACCTGTACCTGTGTAACCTGTAATTCTCTTGATACGATGAGAAGTACCGACTCCCTTTTTACGAGGAATACGGTTACGAAGTGGTGTTGGGCGTGGTGTTAGGAGTTTCGCAGGTGCTTCTAGATCGAAGGCGGCGAATGATGTTGATAGTGGAGAAGTTAGCGAAATATCCTTTTGAACATCTTGAAGAGCAAGGCGTTGTGAGGCGATCGCGTTATTCAATCCTGCTAGAGCATCTGGTGAAAGCGACTTCTGTGAAGCGAGTGCTTCGAGAGCCGCAGTTGGATCTTGTGCGGGAGTCATTCCTTGAGTATTAGGTAGTGAGAAGGATTTGTTCAGTTCAGACTGAAACTCATCCATTCGCTTCGCGGCTTTTTTAGGTGATTCAACATCACCAAAAAGATCGGAAGCCTTCGGTGCTTGTAGCGCCATTTAGGTATTTCCTTTCGAGTGGGTTATTCCGCTTCAGAGATAGTGCCAGCCTTTGAAAGAAATTCTTTTTCAAGTGCTTTGTATCCCTTAGCGAGAATTGGGTCTGAAGTCGCTTGAGCCTTTAAACGGTACTCAGCGGCTTTGATTAGTAGTTCATTTGAATCGGTTACCACTACTCGACCAGTCCTTTTTGGACCACCCGAAGCGGCGGCAGATTTTGCGATAACGAGTTCTGATTCAAGTGCTACCGACTTATTGTCAGCGGCCTTAATTGCCGCCTTGTAAGAATCGATCTCAGCCTTGACTGTTTCAGACGCACTCTTTACTGCTTTCTCAATGATCGAAGTTACGAACTTCTCACCGAGAATGTCTGTGATTTCCTCTTCTGTTTTTTCCTCAACGATTGGGGCGTCTTTTGCTGGAGCATCTTCAGCCTTTACATCTTCGACTGGAACTTCGGCATCGACTACATCTTCAGCATCGGCAGACTTAACTGATCCAGCGTTTTGCTCTGGAGTAACGATAACGGCAGTAGTTACATTAGCGGCGACTGCGGTTCCGTCAGTTTTTCCGGGAGTTGGGATCTGAGTTAATCCGTGAGAGTTAGATACATCGTGGCATCCGCACTCTAGGCACTTAGAGATTGTTGCTGACTTCTCCATACCATAGCCACACTTACACATCTTGCAGTTGTCGCTGTCGCAACCATCGCATAACTGACAGCCATCGCACTCGCAACCAGCGCATCCGCCGTCTTTATGCATTTCTTTCATTTCATCTGACATTGCTGCCAATTGAATCATCGGAGCCATACCAGCCTCTTGATCTTCGTCAATTTCTCCATCGCGGAAGTTAAAGAGGTGCCTAAGAGCAGATAGGAGCGTATCTATATCATCGCGCTCATCTGAATCGGTATCACCAATTTCACTTGCCTCAGAGATAATGAGTTGAGCAATTCCCTTACGAGCGGCATCATACGAAGCCTGATCGAACTTAGCGGAGTCTGCTTGTAATTCCTTAATAACTTCTGCGAGCATAGATTTATCCTTTGTTTCGGTAGTAGTTTCTACGAGTTCCTCAACTTGTACGAGGTTTGCTTCGCCTTCAACTGATTTAGCGAGCATAAGTTTTGCGTTTGGATTAGCGGGGCGATCAACGAGAGAAACTTCTACGATCTGTCCATCAATGATGCGACCGTTAGCGGCTTTTTGATCTCTCACTACTCTTGGAGATTTAATTCCTATTGAGAAGCCTTTAAGAACGCCTGATTCAACTTTCTTAACGCTAATAGGATCAACGACAAGAACAGAAATATAATGACCATCGGCTTTGCTTTCATATTCTTTTGCTACTCCTGCCGCAATCGAGGAATGCTGTTCGCGAATGTTTCCACCCGTTTTAAACCATTCGGGCATCGCTGACGAGAGCCAAGTGTCGTCGCATATTTGTTGATCAATGTCCAGAGAATCATCAGTGGCTTTGCCGTAGACGAGTAGTGATCCATCTTCCTGCTTCTCCTGTTTAATAATTGCGGCGTATGAGTTTGCGAAGTCTGTTGCCATAGTTGATTTCTCCTTGTTGAACTTAGATGAAACACTTTCTGCCCAAGATTTTCCAGCATCCCCGCCCCACGCGTCCCAAGCGACACGACCGGCTGACGGGAATCCTTTCTCTCCTTGATTAAATCCTTCTGCTTTTTTATCAACTTCGTGGCGAGCGAAAAAACTTACCATTCGGTTGATCGTATCTTTAGAAACTGCGTTGCGATTTGCTAATTGAGAAGCGCGAGCGCGACCTGTATTAGTAAATCCATCTCCTGCTTTTCCATCCTTAATCCATTGAAGAGCGCGCTTTGCGGCGCTTGCTACTCCATCGGTTGGAACGAATGTATCTGCCATATTTAATTTTTATGCTGAGTAAAGTACAGAAACGGCACCTGTTGAAGTACCTGCGGCTGAAATTCCATAGATAGTTTCGTTACCATGCATCCACACTTGAAAAGTTCCTGAAGTAGCGGCAATTAAGTGTCCACCATTAGCACCTGAAGCGGCAGTTATACTTGCGTCGCCAACATAGATTGCTGCGGTATCACGGTTTTGAATTGAAACTGCTACATAGCCAACTCCGTTAGGGATTGTGATTAATGGTGTTGGGGTTGTGCCAACTGTGATATTTGTATGGATAAGAGCCATTGTTTTCCTTCTCTCGGATTATTGTTAAATTGTAATGCTTATTTTAATCTGTTGCTTGATCTTCTGAGTTCACTTCATCCAACGACTGTTGTGAAGGCTCTGGCGGTACTCCCATCGTAGAGCATCGGCAATTTGGGTGAACGGGTATATCGTCGGCGGTTAATCCATTACTGAACTCACCATCGACATCTGTAACTTCGCCATCTATATCGCACTCTTCGTCATCAGGATCAGAGGCTACCCATTGGATTTGATCTACACCTAAAGCGGCGTAAGAATCAACGGCGGCGGCGTTAGCGGCTCTAGATCCTTCAGTAAGCGCAACCATTAAAGAACGCTCAGGGCTTGAAAGTGAATCCTCAATCATCGAGGCAAGTTTTTCGGGGTTAGCCCCAATAGCGAACCCATCTGCTAACTGAGTTCCAAGTAAGTCGTAACTGCTTTTCTTCATATCTAAAGAAAGGATAGGCGTACCTTTTAGCAGTCTTTCAAGCCCACCCGCAGGGCGTAGTAATGCTTCCGTAGCCTTATTTCCTGGAGTCCAAGTTTCCCAATTAACGGCGTTCTGTAAAACTCTAGCCGCCCACCCCATTGAATCCCAGTTGTGAGGCGGATTTTTAACTGCCTTACGAGATCTTAGGGCTTTTCCGTAAGCGTCATAGGTAGAAGCCACTCCCGTTACATACATATCGGCGTAATGCTTTTTAAGAGCAGTTTCTAAAGAGGAATGATCTAAAGTTACATTATGGATTGCCCACGCTCTAGCCCTAGCGCGATCCTGAGAAATAAATTCGCTAACAGTCGGGTGAGTATGAAGATAATCGTTAATTACCTTTTTCGCATTCACGCTTTTTTTAAGGGCGGCTCGAATCTTTATTGCCGCCCCTTTAGCGATGCGCCCATCTACCTGATGAACGCCTAGCATTATGTAAGGTAAGCCTTAGCGAGTGATCGAGCGGTATCCATATCTCCATCGAAAGCGCAACGGTTTAATGCTTCACCCACGATTGGATCTAGAGCCTTAAACTCGAAATCTCTGCGGTTTGCGTTTCCTTTTTTAGCCCACTTCATAAACGCCTTGACTTCTGCGCTCGCAAGTTTAGCCATATCAGGACTTCCAACCCACGCTGGAGCAGTATCCATCCCTAAAAGCCACATAGCGAAGAGGCGATGATGCCCGTCAATGATTATGTTTTTCTCTCCATCATTAAATACGAGCGGATAGCCACGATACGGAGTTAAGGCTTGACCCATAGACTCAATATGCTTCGCAACATTTTCACGATTCATTCCGAAGTTTGTACCCCATAATTCTTTGATATTAACTAGGGTTAGTTGAGCCTTTTGCCATACATCGGGATTGACTGTGTAATTACCGCCATCGGTTTCTACAATCGGCCACGGGCTCTCGACGGAGTTAGCCAATACGTCGGGATCATCCGAGGCTGGATGCTCGGCGGCTTCGTTAGGCAGAATTGCCAAGCGAGATAACGCATCTTTGACTTCAGACTTAGAAGGTACTCCAGCCTTTTCGAAGTCAGGCGTAATTGCTAAAGATTCGCCAGTATCGTCAGTCGGTACTGGATCTTCACTAGCATCGGCTGAAGGTTTAGGCTCACTAGGCTTGCCATCTTCAGGGGTTTCGATAGGTGCTATCGGATCTACATCATCGGAAACATTTAGCCCCGAACTAGGCGCAGCCGCATTAACGATTCCTTCAGGCGTGAAGAGATAAACCCCATTGCCAGCGACGAGAATAGGTTGATCTGCGGCTGGAGTATCTAATAAAGGTAATCCAAGTTCGGATCTGCGCTCGTTCATAGTTTTAGTTCCGCCACGAAGTTCAAGATCAGATTTCTTTGCCATTTGCTCTGTGTCGCGGATTTCCCCGACCATAAACTTAAATTCAAGTTCGCGAGGCATACCGAGATATGTGTAAGAGAT